TCGTGATAGCCATTAAGACCATAATCACGGCTAAACACCCCATCAGAAATTCAAACGCTACCTTAAATACCTTCATCCATTCGCCCCCTTAATCTAACAAGTTTGTAATCGATCTCCTTCTGCAACTCTTTATCTGTAATAGAGTGCATCAGTTTTAACTGTTCCAGCATAACTAATACATCTGCCATCTCATCCCTGATAAGGTTTCTTGCGTTCAATTGGTCTGTCGGTTTCACGGCTCTTAACCATTTGGAGATAGCTTGTATCAACTCCCCACATTCCTCTTGTGCTACTGAATGTTGATTAAACTCACCATAGTAATCGATAGCATTTTTGAGGATCTCATCTCTTGTATCGTTCGTCATACTCGATCCACCTCTTCTTTAGATTTTTCAGCATGTCTATCTGATGCGACAGCTTTAATGTTTCATCTCGGTCATCGTCCTCGAATAGCTGATACTCAAGTTCGTTCTCCATCGTGTTTATCAATTGATCTATAAACGAGAACGGCACGCAAGGTTCAATCATTTCTCAATCTCCCACCAAACGTATGACGGATTCCTAATCGCTTGGCATATCTTTTAACTGTCGCAACACCCACACCCACATTCCTGGCAATCCTCTCAAATGACTTGTCGGTGTATATCTCTTGCATGAGTTTCTCTTTCTGTTCTTTAGACAATACCAACATCGTTAAAGATCCCTTCTAATTGATCCATAGGGTTTCCCATCATTTCATCGAAAGCGTACTTGCTTTCCAATTGCCGGATGTATCTGTCAATGTCTTGTCTTGTGGCTTGGTACTCCCCACCATCGACCATCTTTAGATTCTTTTGATACTCATTGATATCGTTCTTCTGTTGTAAGTAGTGAAGGCTTAACGCTTCCTCACTCTCCCACAGACTCTTTGTTTTTACTTTCTTCTTGAACATCATTGCTCCTTTCAATGGCACACATTTCGACCATCTGCCTTATTTCAATGAACTTGTCCACCCACACATCTACGGACTCCCCAGGGAGAACGTATCTGTCGGTGATCGCTATTGCGAGTAGGTCACGTTGGTTAGTTGTCAGCATTCTGTTTCTCCTATTTGTTCCTGTTCTCGCTTGTAGTCTCGGATTATCTGCCTAACGATGTCCGCCCTTTTGTGATAACTAGGTGATGCGAAGACCCCTGCTGCACAATATCTCTTAGTGAGCCACGCAATTGGGATGGCTTCGACTTCTTCCTGTTCCTCGATAGTCTGCATGACATCGTGATAGACGATAGGATCTATCAGCCACTCAAGGCTCTTTTTCAACCGCTCACTATCAATGAGCCTCATCGTATCTCCTGTCTGCTTCATCGAACGGATCGTGTTCGTTACTACCGATGAAGTCATAGTCTTTGTTCTCGGCATCTGCCGGAAACAGTTTACGCATTTTCATCCAGGCTTCATCGTAAGAATCAGCATCGATGTCGATGGTGTAGGCGATGTTGTATGTGTATCTCATAAGCACCTCTCAATAAAACGGAAGTTCATCAGGTGCGATGGCTTGATTCGTGTTGCCGAACATTCCTGTCTCGTCTTTTTTCTTTGGAAAGTACAGACGGAACTGTAGAGACTTCTGTCCGTTGAATTCGTGGATGTAAGGAAACACGTTGTACTTCGTTCCGTCCTTGGCAACGAACATCAATGTTCCATCCAACTTCTCACCTTGCGGTTCTGCATCTCTTGAGAAAACGTAGTTGATGTACAATGGCTTTTCTGCCTTTACATCTCTGTCATCCGTATCTCTAACGGCTGTGTACCATCCGATTCCTTTTTTGCTCTTATCGATAAACATCAGTATCTTTCATACTCCTCTCTATACTTTCCATATTTCTTTTTGAATGCTTCAGGATTCGTCATGATCTCGCAACTAGGAAGGCATCTTCTGATGAGCCATTCGTCTCGTTTCTCGATAGGTTTCTTCATCTCGTTAAGGTAGAGGTTATACATCTCCTCATCTTCCGTGACGATCCGTCTTCGACCTTTGTTCTCAAACCTGGCTTTAACTGTCTTGTAGGCATCCATGATCTGTTTAGGTCTTGGTGCGACATATGGCTTATCGGATGTGTCTTCGTATTCGTAGAAAGCTTTGATGAGAAGATCCTTGTCATACTTTAGGAATCCTCTGTCTTGCCATAACTTCATCACGCTGTCTCTGTGGGATTCGCCTTGAATCTGTGTCTTCCACATCGTGATGTATGTGTTCATGCACTCTTGTAAATCAATTAGTGTCATAGAAGATCTCGTCTCCCTTCTTTGCTTGTGTTGAGTAGGCTCGTGTGCGGTTCTGTGACTTGTTCAGCCAATTAGCAATAAACCTCTTCACACCGCCTTTTGTCTTTCTGTTGTTGGGATTTGCTTCACACCAGCCGACCATAGACCTTATTTCCTGTTCGACATCTACCGCCGGATATAGTTCCTTGTAATGGTCTATGTCTTCCTGGAAGATAAGATAATAGGTATCGGTTATGTTTAACGGAATCCTTGCTACTGCTTCGTTCTCGGCAGAGGACGGAGCATATAAAGAAGTAATATTCTTGGTATTCTTTTCTTTCTTTACTTCTTTATTTCTTATAGTGTTGTTAATCGTTTGTTGATCGTTTGTTAGTTGTTTGTTACCTTGCTTGTTGGAACGCTTGTTATCATCATCATCACAACTTTGATAATCTGCCCATTTTGTCACGTTTATCTTCGTTCCTTGGCTTGTTGTTGTGATTGTTATCTCGTTTGTTGATTCTAGGTTCTTCAAACAAGTCCTTACTTGTTGAGTTGTTAAGCCTGTGGAAGCTGACAGTTTTGCTACTGATGTAGGGAACGATCCGACCTCATAAACTTTGCCGTGCCATTCGTTTTCGTAGTAGTTTGCCTGTAAAAGGATCTCTATCCACAAAGCCACCATGTTTGGCTTGTCTTTCCATCCCCAAGTAAGCAACTTCCTGTCCAGCTTGATGAAACTCAATAATTGCGACCCCCTAGCAATCCAATTCCTAACTGTTCCGTGTAATACGCTTCATCTTCGTTTTTAAGGCTCTCAGAAGCCTTTTCAGCGAGGTTTTTGTTTTCGGTGAGTAATTGTTCATCCGAAGCGTTTTGTTCGGAAATCGTGCGACTCTGCTTGTTTTTTATGCGTTCTATCTCACTAGGCTCAAGCCAATATTCGACCATGCCCTTTTTGCCAGGAATCGCCTTTTTCTTGACATCCCACTTGTCTAACCGCCTTATCTCCTCGATACGCTGAGTAAGAGTAAATGTACTGTATTTTTCTCTGAAGTCGCTCTTGTTGATATGCTGACCATCAAGTAGCAACTCCATTGCGGTTTCTTTAATCGTTTTCATTCCGCACCCCCACGAGCCAATCAATCGAAACATTGAAGTAGCAAGCCATATCGACTACGTTGCAGAGCGTGAGTCTTTTTCCATGCAGCATATCGGAAATTGCCGATTCGCTATAATTCAGGTCCTTGGCGATTTCTCTCTGTGTTTTACCTGATGCTTTAATAAGTGTCCTCAATTTATCGCTGATGGTGGTGTTCCATCTAGCATCTGTGAAGTTCATTTCCACAAGTCCTTTCTTGTTACTCCGTAATCTTTTTCTTCTGCGTACTTTCTAACCTTGCAGCGTTCCTCACTCCATCCTTCGTAATGTAGCTTGAGATGGTTCTTCATTACGATGTTGAACTCATCCCATGTGTAGCGTTTTGCTCCGTTGACCAGGATCGGTTGATGATCGTGAACCCATCGGTGTTCGTCTTTAGTCAAAGCCACTATGTTCCACTCATATCCGCATCCGCTGGCACTACGATAGATAACGTGATGGAAGTCGGTATTCCAGGGTGCTAGATAGACACCGCTGATACTTCTGTTGCCTTGCCTATCTAGTACCTTCTGTTTCGTCTCAAAGCTGATTTCTTTTGCTTTAGTTAGTTTGCTTTTTGCCATACTTTTTGAAATTGATGTACTTCTGTAAATCTACTTTGCCAATCTCTTCCGCTTTATTGAGGTTTAATCCTTTAAGGATTCGTTCCTGTTCGTCTTTGTCATATAACTGACGGAACTCATCAGCGAGATCCTTCAAGCCTTTATCCTCTAAGCCATCCCAAAGATTTTGACCTTTAGGTGCGGTGGCTTCTAGTTTCTTGTCATCGTCACACGCTAGGGATAAAGCCATCAATGTGGTGTACCTTCTTGCGTAGGTAAGAGCCGATCCATATTGCTGAGCCGTATTCATGCCCTTCATCTCCGGCACTACTACTAATGCACCTCTGATCCATTCCTTTAACTCGGCATCGTAATAGAAGACATATTCCTTTCCATCTTCCGTTCCTGTTTTCATCTTTGGGATTTGGAATCCCTGCTGAGCGATATCGCCTAAACTAGCGTAGTTATAGCCGTAAGCCTTAGACTTGTTTGCTACGATGTCTGCCATTATTTCTTCTCCTTGTATGAAACATGAGCCTTGACTTTTGCGTTCTTCACGAAGTAGTCATAAGCGTTCACTTTAGTAACTTCACCATTAGAATCAACGATGTCGAACCACGTTTCCTTCATTCGTTTTGTGTCCACTCTAGGTGAGTTATGTTCTTCGATAAAATCCATGTCGAAGTAATCCGTAGACCACTTCTTGATGCCGTTCTGTTCCATAGCCTTGCGGACTTGGAACTTGAAGGTATCGAACCATTCCATAGCGGATTTGTATTCCTCTAGCTTGTCGAAGATGACCTCAGGGACATAACCGCCTTCAAGCATTTCTTTTGTGACTAACTCGTTCATGCACCAAACCCCAATGTCATTAATGTGAGAAGCATGAGCATTCCGCCCATTGCGATTGCTACTAATTTTTCTGTCATTTCTTCCCTTTCTGCACCCACCCTCACAGGCATCCACCACCCTATGAAAAAGAATTAGCAATCAATCATTAGTTAGGAGACCAATATGGAGGATTTTGTAAGGAATTATTGGTGATGGACACCTGTCAAGGTGAGTGCGTGTTATAATTAAATTAATCTTTCTATTCCCTTATAAATAGAAAATGCCACCCTTCCACAGGTGGCTTTTTTATACATTGCATAAATTACTTTTCATACATTATGCGAAATCTTTTTTATATCATTCGCTAACTTTTGTTATGCAAATATCGTATAAACAGCCATCTTTGGAAACTGTCAGATTCTCAGCTATATTGTTCGTTTTCATCAATTCGGTTATTTTAATCAGTTCGTCCAGACACCAATCTTTTTGATCGTGTTCTCTGAAGTAAACTGATTGTCTAGTTAATCCGATCTGAGAAGCGAACGCATCGGTTGAGAGTTTTAATTGTTTCCGTATTTCCTTTGTGTTGATCTCATCACCTCTCTTTCCACTCCTTCATCTTAACACACTTTTTCAAAGATGTTAATCTTTTTTGTCAAAAAGTATTGACTTCATACTATGTACATAGTAGAATAAAGGTGTAAAGAAAAGGAGAAAACAAATGAAAAGAACGATGAACAATGTAGCACTTGAAACCGTATTATTCACAGTAGGCGGTTTACAGAAGATCAAGGTATTGGACAGGGAAAGCGATTGGGATGAAAACCCAAAGGTAGTTTACGAAGGATTATTCAAGGATTTCAGAGGCTATCGCTTCGCCAAAGAAATGAGATCCCAGATTCACAGAACAGATGTTGAAAACGATTGTCTGGTCTTCACACTTCAAACCAAATACGAAGAATACTAATTCAACAGGTGAGACGATAACACCTAAAACACCAAAGAAAGGAGAACAGATATGACAAAGAATGTTGAATTCATCTGGTGGAGTTCTCGAAAAATATGGAAAGTATGGGGAAAGGATCTTGATGAAATCGTAAAGAAATGCGATGCCCTTCTCTACAAGTATCACGCACAACACTATCAAATACTAGATTAAAAAAAGCATTGATCCATTTGCAGATGAACCAATGCCGGAGATGAGAAAGATTAGCACCCCTTCTCATCTCCTATCTTATCATGAAAGGAGAAAACAAATGTCAAAGTCAATATTCAGAATGGATGAAGAATTATTTGAGGAAATCAGAGAGTATTCTATTGCGTATTGCCAATATGTTAAAAGTGGCGGCTGCATATCGGTGTTTACAGACACCATGATCGACAAGACCATCGATGCGGTCATGAAAATCAAGGCTCATCGTGACTACATTGACGAACTGAGCGGAAGGGAAATTATTAAGTATGACAAGCGTGGCGAGCGAAAGCAAAAAAAGGTACGATCTAAAGTATCAAAAGCAAAAGTGCAAACAAATCAAGTTGTTGTTGAACCTGGAGAAAGATGCGGATATTATCAAGCTGCTTGACGAGTGTGGCAATGTTAACGGCTTCCTAAAGGAACTACTGAGAGAGCATATAAAAAAAGAAGCGGAGTGATCCGCTTTTCATAATAAAAAAAGAGGTGACCGAAGTCACCCCTGGGAGGAGAAAATCAACAAGCCAATTGACCTTGTCGATTCTCAATAAAAAAAGCAGAGTGATATGGCTCTGCTTAAACCGGCTAAAGAAAGCAATGTCTCTACTCACTACTCTCCTTATTTCTATTTTAAATCTTATTCTGCTTTTTTAATCTGTCGAACTCGTCTTTTATGTACGAATTGCCACCTAATTTTTGATAGTGTTCGTACTGTTCGTATAGACGAGCCTTGCTGACTCCATCAACGAAGCCGTTCCTGTCGATGTCGGTTAAAGATTGAACGAGAAAGTTTTTAGTCGCATTCATATCGATCTCATCCATACGTTTGTTGATAGGCTCAAAGGCTTGGCTGATCGCATTCTTTACAGCTTTCACTATTGTAAATATTGCACCTATAAATGCGATTAAAAAGACCATCCAATTCTGAATCTGTCCAAGTGTTATCTCGTTCATTTTGACCACCTTTCAGCGATATTTTCAATATTCTTCATATCGCTCTTCATATTCTCATTTTCGCTCTCTAAAGCCTTTATTTTGGCTTTAGTGTTGTTTAAAAATTCATCTAACTGTCGAACAAAATCATTCTGTTCTGACGGCAAGTAATTAGTTGTGATATTGGCACACCATCTGTCCTTTGCTATCTCATACCATGTATAGCCATCGGCTTCACTCTGCTGCAGAACATTGTAATACCCAAGCTGGACATGACCAACGATCTCGGCACTTAAACTCGGTGCGGTTCTTATCCTTAGCTGTTCATCCGTAGTCTCGATCTGATTCACATTCGGATTGCGTTCAACAGTTTCAATAGGTTCATACGGATAATGTAAGAACCCTAACAAGTTAGGTTTCTTCTCAAACTTCCCTACTCTAAACGAATTAGGATCACCGCTTGAGTATTCGGCATACATCACATCCGTCTCCATGAATTGAACATGACCATAGTTTCCATCAAACACGGCAATGTCACCCTGTTTCGGTGTGTAATCAATTCCTTTTACCACCCACGGATCTCTATAGTTTTTAAGCCATTCTTTCGCATTGGTATAACTGCCGGTCTTTGTCTCACGATCCCACCAACAGCAAGGACTTGCGAACCTTATGGACTCACCATAGCAGAACCAGGTGCATTGATACTCACTAGGCACTCCCCAGGCGAAAGGCTCTTCACCTTTTTGGACAGGACTTGTTCTCGGTGTAAACATTACCCTATCTCCTGCTGAATCTGAGGATTCTGCTGAGTGATGTCTTCGTACTTAACGTACTTGAGGTCTTTCATGCTTTGAATCTTGTCTTTCACTTCCAAAGCCAAATCAACGCACCATGTGACAACGATCAAAATACATTCCATAGCACTAAAAGTTTGTTCCGGCAATTTCACATCAATCAAAGTAAGTCCATAGGCAAACAAATTAAGAGTAATAATGACCATCAGTATAGTTACTGCGACTACCACCATCTTTTCGATTCCGCTGAAGAACTTGCCCCAATCGAAGTCTTTAGAGAATAAGGCATCAATAGAGCCAAGGATGATATTAGCAACCCTTAAAACTATTGCGACAATAAGGAAGACTATCGGTGCTTCCATGTTGGAAAAAATATTTGTGATGATATTTTGTATCATTCCGTTTCTCCTGTTATCTCTCTTATGCAGTCATTAAACCCATGCACATACTCAAATGAAGTTTCGATCTTTTTCTTGTTTGATGCTACTTTCTTCTTTGGCAAAGGCTTAACTGACAGAACACTTATCTTTGTATTTGGGGAAACTGTGACATACGCTTTGTTCTCTTTGATAAACTCTGTTCCTACTTTTTCGGGAACTTCAAGCAAAACCACTACTTTCATACATTTTCTCCTTTAAAAGAGGCAGATTTCTCTGCCCCATATAGCGTTTAACCAACTGTTGAAAACTTGAAGTAGCTAGGGTTATTAACAACGCATTCTGAGAATAGCCGTTCCATTGCGATACCCATTGATGAATATCCCATCGTTGTTGGATGACCATACTCTTTATAGTTCTGATACAGTTCCGAATTAAAGAAATAGTCATCGAATGGCTCGATCACAGGAATGGAATAATGACTTGCGATTTCTCTTATAGCCACATCATACGCTGTCCATGTGCTTCCCTGCACCCAGTTTGTAATCATTACAAGCTTTGCATTTGGAGCGTGGTTTTTGATCTGTTGGATGATTCTTCCGTAATTGCCGAAGAATGTATCTGCGTTCTGTGTGTAGTCGGCATCGTTGATATCTGCGACAGTTCCAATTGTTAAACTCTGATTACCATCATTCTGCCCTAATGCAAAGAAGTATAAGCCACAAGCTGTATCAGACAGTGCATTCGCAAACTCCGTGGTTTCAAGGTAGGTTTTTGTTGTCGCACCGCCGTGACCATAGTTTTTCCATTCTGTGCCACTTCTCTTTCCCATTGTAGCGATCCATGACAGATTTCTGTAATCTGTCCAAGTTCCTGCACTATTTCGCACAGACCCTGCCGTATAGCTGTCACCGATAGCACCGATGGATGCAAACATGTTTACAGAAGCTATATTTGTATCTTGGACATTTTTCTTTGTTGCGACCTTTTCGTAACCATCTTCGTATGGTTCGTAAGCTGTTATTCCGTCATATTCAATTTGCAGTTGCACATTTTTCTGTGCATTGACAAATAAAAATTGCACATACTTTTCATCACTAGCAACTGTGACGGTACTTGCTGAGGATATGACCCTTTTAACTGTTAAACCATTGGAAGCCAAAGTTCTGCATCTAGTAAAAGTAGCAGGAGCTCTACCGTTGCCACTAATCATGCTGACATATAAAGTTCTACCGCTTTTAACAGCAATCGGCTCTGTAATATATCCACCATAGTCGGGATGCGATTCAACCTCACCACTTGGCATGATCCACATTCCGTCAACTATTGCATTTTGGTTGTATAAGTTTTTGCTTTCTTTAACAGTTAGAACGCTCTCGATCTCAGCAACATCATTCGCTAATGTAGTGTAGTCGCTTGGAATACTATCTAATACCTCTGTACCCTTTGCCTGCACATTGCCGACTTGTGTAGCACCTTCCGAAGTGACTAAACCTCTTTGTGTTGTTCCTTCATTCGTTACATTAGCAACTTGTGTTGCACCTTCAGATTGAATGGCTTGTACCGCATTAGGATAAGTTTCGTCTGTGAATTCGGTAATATCATCAAATGCTTCGTTTAATCTGCCAGCTGCTTCGATGGCTTGCTCTAACAAAGGCAATTGAGTTTCAGAAATGGTAGTTTCATCTGACAATGGCGATTCCTCGACTAAAAACAAGAAATTCCATGAGCCGATGATCTCTCCATTATTAGTGATTCTTAATTCAGCAGGGACTTTTCCAGGGAAGATTGTGATCTGCTGCTGAAGCGGAAATGTGACTACATTATTAGAATATTCGCATTCGTACTCAAAGCCGGTGTTGTCCTTTTTCGTTCCTCTGATAGTAACCACAGACCCTTCAGGAATCGAATAGACCGCATTGCCATTGAATAAGTTGAACTGTATAACTCTGTATAATGAGTCATACTGAGAGCAGTTGACCACCAGGGAACTCTGTCCGAATTGCGATGGGGTCAATTTGAGATTGTAGACATTCGTTACTTTTGTTGTCATCTTTTCTCCTTTATCATTGAAAGAAAGTTCTTTTTGTTGCCGTACATTTTAAGAATCTGCGAAGGACAGTTCACATTATTGTTGAAGTCACGATGAAAGTATATGTCATACTTGGTGAGGTTGAATTCGTGCATCAAATTTTCGATTAAGTCGATGGCTTTGAGCTGTCCTTGCAGATACAGACTATTGTTGGGATTGGAACAGATTTCTATAGAAATGCAATGTAGGTTGCCGAAATCCATCCCACCCCCTGTGTTCCATACGCTCCAATCTAAAGGCATCACCTGGCGAACCTCGGTGTGATCAACGATAAAATGCGTACCTTGTGAGGTGTTATTTTTTATCATCCATTTTTCCAAGTCTGCTGCGGATGCCTTTTGATTATTGGTATTGTGAATTACGATGCCTTTGACTTCCATATTAGGTAAGCCGTACTGTTTCCATTTTTCTTTCGGAATCATTTCTTTCCGACTTTCCTTAAATTAAGTTTGGAAGTTAAATTGTTCCTAGCTAGTCCTAACGTGACTTTCATCGAATGGATCTTGTCATCGTTCTCTGCGATCTCATAAGACAGAGCCGTGACGATGCTTCTGTATAGCTTATTGCCATAGTAAAAGTCGACTCGTTTGTTGATTCGGAAATCATCGAACTTTAACAGACCATCCAAAGAAACATTGAAAGTAATCATGTGATTATACTTTCCGGCAGATAGATTACTCTGAATGACTGTATTCATATTATCGTCTGACAGAACAACTTTCGGAACGTAGACACCAACATTGGCAAGAGATGTTTCCTTAACGATTGATCCTTCGGAATCGATGTAGTAAATTCCCCTGCACGCTGTTCCTGTCGAATTGAAGACAGCCAAGTAAGTAATGGTGTCTGTTTCTTCCTTTATGTCGATATTTTGAATCTGCTCGTTATTGTTTCCTATTTTTAAGACTTCAGACGATGCCGATCGAGGGAATACTTTAACATCCAGGTAAGAAATAAGATCTCCGTTCTTGACCATCTTTTTTGGATTGGTTCTGTTATCCACATAAATTCCTAGATCAGAGAACAGATCGCAGACAAATGTCTGCATATTTCTGACTTCTGTGTTTTCGATCAATGGAAAATTAACTGTTGTCGGTTCGCCATAGTAATTATTAGCAAACAGATTATAGGAAACAGGAATTACTTTTGTGTTCGGATAGAATGGAGCAAACCTGGAATTCGGTGTAATGATGTAATCGATCCCTGTGTAAGACGAATCAGACAGATATCTGATTGCCGGAAGATATACTTCTGGCAATGCGAAGGAAACCAACGCATCCGTGACTTTTACAGTAGCTGTTCCAAGACCGCCGTTGTACTCAATGGTTTTTGAACTGTTATTGTTAAATATGACATCCTTGTCATACAAGGAACGCATCTCACCACAGTTGATAGTTGTCTCATCGTAGGACTCAATCACACCATTAAAGATGTTCTTGCCTAACTGCGAGTAAACATAAACGTAATCGCCAACCATAACATTAAACGATCCGTCCATGACAAATTTGTTTGTGGTCTTTTGCTTTCCATCTATTGAAATAGAAGCCGATCGGATCGGATAGACCCCTTTTTGTAAATACTTGAAATCTGCAACACCGCTTTCGCTGTACCTCGTTGGAATGCAAGAAAAGACAGCCATCTTGAAACCAAGAGAAGCTACATCATCGATGATTTTTGAAAAAACCGCAACAGGAGAAAATGTCGATCGTGATTCCAAATTCAATACTCTTCTCAAATAATAGGAATCAAACGGAAACGGATTCTCGTTTGAGATTGTTTCTCCGTTCAGTTCCCACCTAGTAAAAGCATACCCTTCTTTCGGAACGGCAATTAACTCACCACAGGCATTAAAACCAATAGATCCTTGGACTTCGCCTTCTCCTCTGACTGTAGGAGCGATGTCAAAAAACACAGTTCCATATACATTATTCGATAACGCTACTGTCTGATGGAAAACACCTTCAACTGATTCATACAAACCTGTGTATTGTGTAGATTCATTTATGCACGCTTGGTAATCCCTAACTAAAGTGCCATTCTGCCAAATCTTACAGTAAGCTATAGCACTTTCGCTCGGTGCGTAGACTACTGATCCGTTATTGTTCAGACCAAATAGGTACATCGTGTTTGTGCCTGTGAACGATGCGACAGACGATTCGTCCAGAGCGTTATAAGATGGTGTTTCCGTCAAAGAAGCTATCTTGTTTTTCAGTTTGAAAATTGATAGCGATGGAAAATCAGTATATTGCGAAACGATCGGTGAGAAATTTCCCTTCGTTGTACTGATTAACGTATTAGTGGTGTTGAAATTGAAGTAATAACCATTGTTATATGTTTTGCCTAGGTTAATACCTACAGAAGTGTTGGATGTTCCGTCTCTTGCACCGAAGATGAATCTCCTTGTTGTGCCTGTTTCTGTGAAATGAATAGCAAAAGCGATCTCGATCTCGGTTGTATCTGTAGGAACTATTCCTGTGTCGATATAACTGCTACCTCTTGTGTAGCAGACATTTAAACTCTTATATCCACTCGGTAACATTAGACACTCCTAAATATCGGCAGATACTTTATTTCAACGCTAGTGATACTTCCGCTCTCCATCCCTATTTCTAGTTCGGAAATGCCCCTTGCTAATTTAACGAACGTAACGTAAATAGAGCCGTTTGAAATAGACAGATCTTGATACGAAAGTGGGTTCGGCAATACTGAACCGCCCTGCTGTAGGATTACGTTCTGTTCTCCATCATTAGAATTCAAATAGAGCGAATTAAAAGCCGTTGTATCGTCAAACTTGGCTTCGCCATATAATTCCTCATCTTGCGATAAAAGTATGTAAGGGTTCGTTAAATTGCCCTCTACTGTGATCTCAAAACCGCAAGGGAAATCGCCTTGATTGTTTAATTCATATGTATTGGTTGTGCCTGTGACCGTTTGTTCTGTGCCTTTCCATAATGAAAGACCTTGGAAAGTAATAGGACAGGTTAATATATGATCTTGTTTCGTTTCGGTTTTCTGTATAGAAGAAACTACACAGTTCAAAAAGAAATTATTAACACCGGGAACTACATAAACCAATGTTAATGGCTCATGAGATATGAACCTAACGAATTGATTGTATCTTTCATACCGATCGTCATTGTCGGAATCATAAAATAGCAAGTCACCGCTTGCCACAGGGAAGTTCTCTGTGACTCCGTTGATCCTCTGAATGTTTCCATACCTTGTAACATTTAATTGTCTTTGAAGACCTAAGCCTGTCGGATCGCACAAAAAGGACTTAATATCCTTATTCGTGAGATACCATGTTTCATTATTTGAATTGTATAAGGTGAATTGTCTTATCATACCATTCTCCCTAAATTCTCATTGACCTGTTCGGTGATGATATCTGCCCAGGATCTGACAGTAGACTCGGTGATAAGTGAACTTGTATTGATCGAGAAACTGTTGTTGACAGTCACGTTTCCTGACATCATTCCACCACTCGCAAATCCACCGCTTCCGAAACCACCTGAATCCCATGTGTATGAATTGTAGTTGCCCATCATCCACGAACCAAGACCACCGCTTTTTATCTTTGCGATATCTTCTGCGATTTCGTGAATGATGTCTCTGACACCTTGAATTATTGTGATGAAACCTTCCCAAAGACCAGGTAAAATACCTGAATCGTCTAGGACCGTTCCCAAGTCCGTCATGATCTGAGCAATATCTTGTACCATCTGACCGACATCTGAATAGAATGACTTCATAGAATCGCTTGTGAGCCATTCTGCGACTCCCTGTGCGGTTGCAATGAAGTTGTCCTTATTATCAATTACCCATTTCAGAACATCGTCTATAAAAGGCTGTAAGGTCGGCATTATCTGCTGAATGAAACCTATTTCCAACTCAGATACTACTTCGCCAACAGCTTCTTTCACATCATCGAAGTAAGATGCGACATGGAACAATTGCCCTGCATCTGTGTTTGCTAAGGCTTCGTTCATCCCACCGATCGAAGAGGAGATGACATCATTAATAACGGCAACTCTTTCTGCTTCTGTGCCGTATTCCATGATTTTTTGCTGTGCTTCGTCAAAGCCATATCCTAAACGAGTCAAGCCAGAATAGTCACCATTAGCAAGAGCCTTGCCTAATGTGGTAGCAATGTTTCTTACCGATTCCTCTGTCGCATCGATGCCGTACTGTTGTGCAGCCATATCGACTAAAGAATCCGTCAAACCTTCGATCGCTTCGGAACTTTCGACATAAGTTGCTAATTCTTGGTAAGCAGAAGTGATGGCTTTGGATGAGATAACACCCTGTCTTTCCTTCTGTTTTGCCAACGCTTTAAGAGAAGCTATCTCTTCATCACTCGCATCAGCCGTGTTTTTAAGGTTGGATTCAAACTGTCTTTCGTAGACTTCTAATTCTCTGTAACCTTCTGCCCACTCGTTCAGTTCTCCGGCAAACTCTTTTGCTGCGGATGCCATCGCTTTGATACCGTCAACAATGAAGTCGGCAACTACATTAGCTTTAACAATGTCACCGAAATTTAAAGCACCATCGGATGCTTCCTTGAAGGATTCGCCTACTTCTTTGTTTGCATTAGCAAGATCTTCGGTTTTCTGTGCCGTGTCTTCCTGTTGCTTTTTATAGTCATCAAGCCTTTTGGTAGTAGCTTCGATATCACGCTCCAAAGCACGATAGTCTTTCTGTTGCTCTTCGGTTTTGTTGGTGATCTTGTCGGCTTCTTCTTTCGCCTTGTTTAACTGTCTTAATTTTTCGCTTGTTTTTTCAATCGCATCAGTGAGCAAACTCTGCTTCTGAGCCATCAGAACAGTATTGTTTGCATCATTCTTTAATAAGTTATCAACGATCTTTAATTCTTTGGCGGTCGAATTAAGCGATTTGTTTATCTGAGAGAATGACTGTGCGACACCACTTGTATTAACATCTAAATCTATTGTTATGCCATGCACTCTTTGTGATGCCATTGAAAAACCCCCTTATTGAAAAGGGGAAGCCTTTCGGCTATCCCCTATACTTCTTCGTAGACCTCTGTGAAGAAGCCGGTGAACGCTGTTGTGTTCTCGGTTGTCCTCGTCAGAGAGACCTGAACCTTTTCATCGGTCGGTCTTGGTGAAGCTGTGATCGTCATTGTCTTATCGTTGGTTGCCATCGATGCTTCTTTTGTATTTGCTTCGATGTTCGGTCTTGTGACAGTACAGTAATAGAACCACATCCTTGTTGGATTCTCATTGCCCTGGATTTCAAAACCTAAAGCGAAGTTCGCAAATGTTGTGTTTGCTTTCTCGATCAACGCTCCGTTGGTGTCTTCGGTATATCCCATGATGTCCTTTTTGAAGCTGTCGGTCAGCTTTGTCATGACAAGGTCACCTTCGTAGCCTTGATTTACGGCTGAAGAGAACCATGACACATCATCAGCATACTTTTCGAAGGATTCACCCCTCGGAGATAACGCAATGGAGACACCGCCAGCACCTTCATCTGCGAATTTCTTGGGAGTGCCGTAAGTGATCGTTCCACCGCTTTCGGTGATTTTGGAATAGACAACATTTTTGAAACCGAATAATACTTTATCCATGTTGTGTCCTTTCAGTTTAAGTAATAACGGATCTGATACATCCGTTCTTCGTCAATATAGAATTCTTCTTTGTCAAAAGGCATTTCGTTTTCAGTAAAAAGGCTCTCAAGAGCATTTTCAAGTTCTACATCTTTGTAATCCGTAGCAAGTTCGACTATATAGTTGTTGCCTTTGAACCACGTTACATTTTCGGCTTTTAAGGTATATGGATCATCGTTGCGATAAACGATAAAAGGCGGTTTCACTTTTCCATCTGAATTCTGTTCAAAATGGTCATATGCGACAGGAATTCCTATCTGTTTCAGAATTATGTTTAGTTCTTTCTCTGTCATAATCAACCTTTCTCAATGATCTTCGGTATATTCTTCAAAAGCCTTGATGTTGTCAGTTCTTCGACAGGCTTGATGTGTTCGAATGCCCTGGTTCTCTTTCCGTCTCTCGTTAAGTGACCCTTTTCCAACAAATGAGTAAGACGATAATGCCTTTTGTTTCTGATCACTACATGATAGTAGTTCAGACCGGCATCTTCCAAAATATCCCATGAATGAGCGTATTTCTTCCATTGCCTTCTTCTCATCGGTTTGGCTGTGCCACCGCTCGACATTGCAGGGAAAACAGAACCTTTAAGCATTTCTGTGCCTACCTCGGCTGTGTCTCTTACTTCGTCTACGATCGCATTGACTGTTTCCTCAGCGTAGGATCTGAACAGATTTACCATATCCTTGCCGAAGGAATCAGGAGTCGATCGGATTCCTGACCCCTTCAGTCTGTGATAGTTCTTTCTGTTTGACGGAGCACCGATATGGCTAGCCATTTACACCTGTTTTCTGTCCAATGACCAGAACCATGTCTAACTTGCCTTTTGGGATTGTACGAATAACGGAATACCTCACACCTTTATACTCGACTTCTTCCTGTCCGTCATAATTTAACGCTCGGATCTGAAGTTCCGCATTAGGTCTGATGCCTACCGCCATTGCGTTATAGAACTCTCTTGTTCCGACTACATTTGGTTTAGCCGGAATCCCTCTTCTTACTTCTTTTTTGATCTCGTTGCCGATATCATCCTGTTCGATCGTTGTTTTGATCAGATACAATACATCGGTATATTCCATGATTACACCGTCCTATATTCAACGTAATGTCTTAACTGATCTTTCTGTAATGCGTAAGCATTCGCACTCAATTCACGATATTCATAAGTGTCCATCATGCTTAATACAAAACTTACTAAAGCAGAATAGATCAGAGGATCAGTTTCAACGATCTTGCTCTGAACGATACCCGCCATTTCAAGATCTTTCTTTCCTGCATCGATGAACATTTGTAACTGTGTATCGAAATAGTCATGAGCAATGCCCAAAATCAGCTTAATATCGTTCAGCATACTTATTACTTCCTTTTCCTTTTGACTACTTTGGATTCATCTTGAACCGCTTTTGTTTCAGGTTCAACAGCACCTAACAAGAGCAATCTTTCATACTCCTGTCGAGTTACTTCAACTTCGCCTGATAAAGCGTTCACCCTTGTAGGATGCTTCAAAATTACTTTCATTTTTTCCCCTTTGCTGAGTTGTAGGCTTCGTAGAATTTTCTGTCTACAACATAATGACCGACATGACCCAACGGAATGCCAGGATCGGCAACAATGTTATATCCGCATTGCTTCGCTCTCCAACAGAACGAGAGGTCTTCGCCTACTCCGTTGATCGGAGAGAACATATTGCCGAATCTGTTCATGACATCTATAAATATATTTGTAGGAGTGAGAACACAGCCGAAGCCACATCCTTCCACTTCAAATATTTCATCCTTGATGTCCTCACAGTTCTCCCATTGGCATCCGTTGTCATCGATGTCTAGTCTGCTGTAGAGGACAGGCTTATAAGGCTCTACCCTTCGGTAATAAATACCTGTTATAATATCGCCCTTATCCCTGTCTTTCCACAGCCTTTCAAGCGTGTCGGAAGGGAAAACCATGTCCGAATCCAACCACAGGATGTAGTCAGCTTCCATCTTCACAGCTGCCGTTGCCAAGTAATTCCGTGAATTGTAGATAAGGCTTCCCATCTGAAAAGCCACAGCACACTCTTCAACCTTATTGAGTGTTGCCAACGATTGTGCGAAATGTGATGGAACTGAATCCATACATGGAACAGCAATAAGTATTTTCATGATTTTCCCTTTCCGTTTTTTAATTACTATTTGACAACTTTAACGAATGCACCCGGAGCGACAACTTCGACACCGACCATTCTTTCGCCCATGATCTCGATCAGGTCGCTCTTCTTGTAGGTCAGTTCATCGAACAGGAAGTCGATGTCATCGCCATCAGGGAAGTTAGCCAAAGCACCTTCGCCAAGGTCGCCGACAATAACATAGGTATCGCCAGAAGATGCAGCAGAGTATGCCGTCATCGTATTGTTGTAAAGAACAGGCAGATTCTCAAACGGATCTACATCAAAGTTTCCTGCGTACTGAACGGCTTTGAATGAACCCCAGGTCTGCTTGTTCATGATCAACACAGGGTTGGCTGCTTCATCAGACAGAAGAGCCATTGCACTTGCGACAGTTCCCTGTGATACTGTGTTGGCGGTCATTACCGCAACACCGACAGCCGTTGTGGTCGAAACTGTACCGGCAGCGATGATCTTTGCGACAAGGTTGTCAGCTGTTTTCTTTGCGATCTTGTATGAAAGTTCATCATAGATATAGCGAAGGAACGCTTCTCCACGGAGTTTGTAAACTTCTCTAGAGATCTGAATTGCTTTCTTCACATTTTTAGCGATGATGTCGACAGTTCCTAAAACCAGGGTTTCAGGATCGATAGCAGCACCACCCTCGGTGTGGATAACGGCATCTGTACCGCTGATTTCAAAACCGACCTTCAGATTGCCCTTAAAGTAGGACTTTCTGACAAGTGCCATGATACCTTCTCTTTCCCAAGCGGTCTTTACGATGTCATAAACGAATTCAGGAACAGGAACAGTTCCGTTTGTTGCGTTCTCGGTAAGTAATGCTCTGCATTCGGCATCTTTGCCGGTCTTGACATATTCAGCATAGGCATCAATGTACTCTTTTGTGTTTCTTACTTCCATTTTGGACTCCTTTAATTCAATTTCCTTTACTTCAATTTTGTTTTCTTTGATCAGTTCGGCATCTTTCTTGCGTTGTTCGGCTTCTTCATCAGCCTTTCTCTGTGCAAGTTCGACTTCCTCATTGATCTTTCTTTCTTCAGCTTCTAACGAATCCAATTCGGAGCGGATGGCTTCAACATCCACTTCTTCTTCGGACTCAAGAAGAGTCTTGATCTCTGCTTTTCTCAAAGCGATTTCTTCAAGTCTTTCCATAGATTTTCCTTTCCATCTGCTTAATTCAGTCACCACCAAATAAAAAGATTCCTCACCAGGAATCTCTTCATCACAGATTATGTTTAAACGCTATTTTAAGCGTTTTAACAACTCTTTTTTCTCCAGTTCAAGCAAGAGTGCTTTTCTCTGTTCTTCCTTCACACGATTGATGAAATCGTCTCTTGTATCGAGCGAACGTGCTTCGACCATCGTATCATTGTAGAACGGAAAGTCGACAAGTGCGACATCATACAAGCGACCGATCTTGGTGATCGTTCTCAAATGTTGCTTATTATCGTATTTGTCCTCATCGATTGTGAATGCGAACGAACACTTGTCTAGCAGACCTTCCTTGACCATCAGATACGCATCCTTGTTCGTTGTGGTTGGAATCAGATCGGCATCGAAATATAAGCCGTCATCTCTAATCTCCAAATTCAGAGAATGATTTCTCGTTCTTGCCAAAGTATATTGAGTATCGTTGTGGTTGTATCTGAGAACCACATCGGTCATGTCTGCACTATCCAAAGCGTGCCGATCGATCACCTCTGTTTCTCCATAATAGGTCTCAGGTGAATCGAAAGCCACCGCCTTGCCCTCGATGTGCATCTTGTCATCGTCTGTTTCGACTTTCCTTATTTCAGGATTGAAAGTCTTATAGAATCTTTTTTCACTCATTGCTGTCTCCTGTCTGATATTCGTCTGCAATATCACTTGATATGTGGTTCAGATCCTGGAGACGAACATCGCCATCTTCCAAAGGATCTAAATTGAAGATCTTCCTCACTTCGTTAATCGTGAGGTAATTGTTCATGTATCTAGCCAAATCGATTTTTGTTTTATTCGATGCGTATTCAAGCCTGTTGGCTTCAAATACGATCTTGTTTCCGTGGAATCTTTCAGTCAGAGTAAATAGCTTATTTGTAAACTCAAGACCCATCTGCACAGCCAAAGGCTCTAAAACGGAGTTATAGAACGCATTCCATTTGTCTTCGTCATAGTCGGACTGAATAATGGCTTGAGAGATGCCGAAATAGTTAAGGATCTCTGTGTCGATTTCCTTTATCTGATCGCTTGTAGCTGTAACAGGAGTTAAGTTGACTGTTTGGAAATCTGTTGTCGCATCCAGCCCACCGATACCGCTCTTGTCATCGGAATCAACAAAATCCTTAACGAACTGATCTCTAGTTGCTTTGATGTCCTCAGGCTTCAGCATCGCTTTTGTAGTCTTCAAGATACCTCTGATCGATGAAGTTGTCTTGATCGCATTGACCAAGCCTTCCCTCATGATGTGCTTGATAGACATCGTTTTGATGATCGGCTCGTTCGATGCACCGAAAACATCATCCTCACAGTAGAACCGCTTTAAATGGATAATATCGTCCTTTAAGGATGCTACATATTTTTTCCGATCGAAGGAGAACTCGATGTAGATATTGTCCTTGTATTCCAACAGTTTGTATCTCTTTGGGCTGATTGGATATAAGCCGACAGGAACACCATCGACATCTCTTGCGATATAGATGAACGCATTATTGTTCAAATACAGAGTCGAAATAATCCGATAGTAGAAACTATACGCATTATCGATCTCGTTCGGTTGCTGACTTAACAGTCTAGCTATGTTTCGGTTTAATTGAACATATTGCCGATCGGTTGCTCTTATGTGCTTAGGATTTAATTTCGCTCCGTTCCTGGCGATGGCATCGATGCACACTCTGACCTGTGCGGTCTTGTAGAGGTCACGATCGTATCTAGTAAACTGTGCATGATATCCGTTCAGTAATTCCAAATCAGTACCGAATACCTTTTGAGGTTTCGCACCGAAGATTTTTGAAAAAAGGCTTCTTTTTGCCATCGTTACCCCCTACTCGACAGGTTAATGAAATCCTGTTTGTTGTTGTAATAGACCACCATTGCATCGATCAAAGAGACCGCACCATCTATTCGCTGTCTCTGATGTTCTTTAATCGGACGGATATTTTCGTTTTCGTCCGTCTTAACACTCATATTAGATAAGCACCATTTAAGAACAGGGTTGTTGTTATAGTTGATTTTCTTATCAGACAAGAGTGCTTTAAGTTCCTTCATTGGTTCACTCATGGTCTTTGCACCCTGTCGGACTTCGACCATATCAAACCCATACCCACGCATTTCTTCACACCAATACTGCGCATTCCAACTATCATAGCCGACCCATAGAGGACGGAGACCATATTTCTCGACCTGCTCAATGAACCAATCTGTAACATCGGTGTAGTTGACTTTAGACCCTTCCGATGTTCGAATGATTCCATTCGCCTTCCATTTGTCATAAGGAATCTTGTCTTCAATGACCTTGGCATTCAGATATCGTTCAGGAATCCAATACATCTGTTTAACGTACATATTCCCATTTTTCATGCCGAGTAATGTCGCACACGTTAAATCGTTCGTAGAAGACAGGTCACATCCGGCAAGGCAATAGCAATCCCTGAACTCTTCATCGGTATAAGTCGATTCGTTGTTCAGTTCCTCATAGGTCAGCCACGAAGAAAACGATGTCTGTCTTACGTTGAAGTCCTTACACAATAGGTTCGTCAAGGCTGAAGGATTGTTTTTGGCTTTTTGGACTTTGTTTCTCATGTAGTCCAAACCTTTGGAAATACCTAGGTTCGGATTGGCTTTGTACCAGCATTCCTCGTCAAGCCATTCATCTACTGTGTCCAATTCGTAAATGATCGGAAGGATAGTTTCATCCACGATCCCACCTTCTTCGCCCAAATAGCCTTTGATTACTTTTTCACAGTATTCATACTCTTCATCAAAGACTTTCCCTCGGACAGTTCCCATAGTCGAGGTTTCAAAGAAGATCGGCTGTTCTCTAGCGGACATACCATCTTCCATAATCGAAAGAAGACCCATGTCTTCCCATGCCCACACCTCGTCAGCAAGGACATAGTGCGGATTCTTACCGTCAAGGGAGTTTGTTTCACTTGCGACAGGCTCAAACTTGGCATCCTTCTTATCGTAGTAAATGCCTGAGATAGTCGGTCTTAATCCCTTTGCCAATTCCGGGGATTTGTTGACCATGTGTTTTGCTTCTTGCCAAACAAGTTTAGCCTGGTCTTTTACTTTGGCGATCGAATAGATCTCCGCACCGCCTTCTCCGTCATTGGTGAGACCATACAGACCGATTCCGCTCAGTTCTGTTGATTTTCCATTTTTCTTTGCGACAAAGATGACTACTTTCTTGTATTTGCGAAGTCCTGTCTCGGAATCGACAAAACCATATGCAGCTTCGATGTGTGCTTTCTGCCACAGTTCCAAAAGGACAGGCTTCCCTGCCCATTTCCCCTTTGAATGTTTGCACATTGACTCAATGAATCTGATTGGTCTTTGTGCCTTGTTTATATCAAAGACATAAGTCTTCGTCTCGATCTCTCCGTCCTGTTTGTTAACGTACTCGATCGTTCTAGGATGTTTTATGTCTTCGGTTAAGTGTTTATAAACCGCAAGGATTTTTTTGTTCGCTCTTTTGGGATGATCTAGAAGGAATTGATAATAAGACTCGATGCTACAAGGCAAACTCGTTCTTGTCATCTTCCTTCTTCTTGTCCAGGTACTTCAAGATGGTTTCCGTGGCTTTTACGCTTCCTTTTTTGCCTGAAGCCATCAAACCTCTGTATAGATCCATCAGATCCTTGCCGGTTGTGTATTTGTTGACGATCTGTTCGAAATCCATGCCGTCATACTCTGTTTCTTGCTGTTTAATCCGTTCGGCATTAGCAAGACCGCCCATCTTGCCGATTTCCGAAGCGGTTTTTGTGTCCATTTTTCTCATTTGTAACTCCTTTGCTTCGGATTGCTTCTGAAAATAAAGCAAAATATATAAAAAACGCTGAAAATTAGGGATTTTTCGGTGATAATTCGTGTAACCTCGAAAAATGGTGCGTACTTTTCGAACCTCCTGAGCCCGTTATCCATTCGATGCTTGCGTTTCCGAACTAGCCGGGGGTATTTTCGAATTGCCCCCATCTCTGGCAATAAATGTTCTCTGAATTAAATTTCCTTCTTCATCGAACATCACATCGCTCTTGGTTGCCTGCTCATAGTGTTCCATGTTGTGGCAGTCAATACAAAGTAATTCAAGGTTGTTCCAATCATAAGCAACACTTGGATCAGCAAAGTTATTCTCATCCAAATGAATCTTGTGGTGAACTATATATCTTAATCTTTTGCTCTTCGGCAATGCTTCGTTGATTCCACTTACATAGACCGGTCTGCCACACCTCTCGCATATGCAATGCCTGGATATGGCATAAGCCACTCTGTTACGCTTCCATCCTTTTGTGTTGTAGAACTCTTGTCTTGTCATCCGATCAACCAATCGATATCTTTCTGTGTTGCTTCTCTGTACTTCGGTTTCGGTTTCGGCAACATCGACTCAAGTATGTTGATGATCCCAACGAAATCCATATCATGTAGTTCGCTGTATCTGAATCCCATCCGCATTGCTGATGCTATAAGAGAATAGATATCGAGATCATCCTTCTTGTTTCCTTCCTTCGGTTCACTTATGTAATGACCTTGGAAAGATGGACATGGCTAATGCCAACACTCCTTTAAGTTCGTTCGAACCTAACGCACCGATCTCTGTCTTGAACTCATCGGCTGTCATGTTGAAGTCTTGGTTGTAGCCTTTGTGCTTTGCTTCCAGGATCATACAGTAAGCCATATTGACCGCACACGTTTCGATCTCCAACAGATCGCTCATAAGTTTCTCGGTTGCTTCCTCTTCGTTCAGATCGGCAAGACCGTTGCCCAATCTTTGGAACAGTGTGATTGCTCTTGTGAACTTCTTTCCTGTCATACGTTCGTATGTTTCAACCGTCAGCAAGGAACATCTCAATACATATTCCTTGTCATTGAATGTAAATGTCTTTGTCTCTACCATGCTTCCCTTTCTAGCAGACAAACAAAAAGCGGAGAAAAAGGGAAGTGAACTCCGCTTGTTTATCTGCTTCTGAATAGTTAAAAAAAGCGAGACTGGGTAAGTTCTCGCTATTTTTTACAATACCATTTTACAAGGTAAATTTAGGTAACGTGTTACCTCTTACACTTTACAATATCATTGTACTAAGAATTTTCAACGGACGAGCCTATTCTTTACTTTCTTCTTCCAATTCAGCTTCAAGCCGTTCGTATTCATCAAGGTTCTTTCGCAGATCTGCACCTTTCTTTTCTTCGATCTTCCGTTTTTCTGCAAGGATCTTAGCATCCCTGACTCTGTTCTTTCTGTTCCGATCGATCATGAACCATGCGACTAACAGCAATATAACAACGAACCAAAACATAACTCTTCCCCTTTCATCTAAATGATAACACTAGAACAATGTTATATGTTCATTCCACCACATTCGCATACAATTTAACATTCACATCCGTGCCTGTACTAGCATTAATTTCATCAATGGTACACTCGGTCATCTCATAGTAGAACGTAACACCCAACTGTTTTGTACTAGTAGTTAATAATGTATCAAACAATACACTAGGATTGTCCGCATCCAATATGTGAACCTCTTTGTCATAGCGAACCATTACTTTTGCGGCACCCTTTAGTGAATCATCATTCAGTTCTATATCTACTTGCAAATGTGCTTTCTCGATGTCTTTGTCGAGTTTAATATCATACTGCTTAAAGATATAGTTGTCTCCGTTGTCTAATGAGGTGATATTGTCCGTACTTAATGTAGGCGAATAGCATAGCATACCGTCATCATTTAAATGTACCGGCAGCATCTCTTTTCCTTCGATGGTAACATCATTCACAAACTGTCCGTTCTCTTTTATGACTACTTTCGCATCCTGGTTCGTCACTACACTTATCTGCATAGCGGTAAAGTGCGAACTTATGTTTGCCATTGATCCTAGAATCAGCCCGGCTATTACTAATACGATTTCAAATATTTTCCTTTTCATATCCTTCCCTTTCCATTGTTATTTTTTGAACGTGCGACCATATTTCCTCATATTCATCCCACGCTACCATTAATTTTTTAAGAAGACCTCTCGGCATAGTGCCTTTTCCGTTTTGATAATGTTTCCCCAACAGGAATCTTTTGTACTGAGCCAACGGTGATGATCTCTTCATTGACTTGTAACGGATCTTATTGTTCTTCATCTTTCACCTCAAACGTTGCATACGGTCTGCCTTCCATATCGTAGAACGTGACCGTTCCCTTCGGCTTAAAATTCTTCATGAACGATGGGATCTCCCAATCATCCTTTGGCGGTTTCACCTTTGGCATCGGTGTTCTTGTCGGCATCTGCGGTGCATTACTTCCTGTCTTGTTCTTCATACGATTATCGTTCCACCTCGTTTCTCTCTGCGTTTCTGCCGTTTGGCTCTTTCGATGCCTTTCTTTAAATCCCTTATCTTCTGTTTAGATTTAGGATTCGTTGTCTCCAGCTGCCGATACATCTCGTCTATTCTTTCTTGTAGATTCAATTTAAACCCCCTTAAAATAAAGGTACATTCCATATTTCTTCCTTGAATCGTTTTTCCTGTTCTTGGAAGTAATACTCATCTATTTCATATCCAACATAATCGAAACCTAGCTTTTCACAGGCAATTCGTGATGATCCTGAACCGACATGAGTGTCAAGGATCTTGTCACCTTCTTTGGCATAGTTTCTTAATATCCATTCGTACAATGCGACAGGCTTCTGTGTTGGATGAATTCTCTTTTCCTTATCACCACCCATGTTTTCCTGAAGCATTCCATTCCATAGAAAACGGAATATCCGTGTGGCTGAATTAAATGATGTCCATGCTAGTTCGCAATCGGCATATTTGACTCCATCAGGATGTCTTTTATCCCACACCAGCCAACATTGACTATCTTTGAGTATTGATGTGGTAAAGTAATTCCCCCCCCCATACCACTTGATTTTTAGATACCCTAAACAATTCATCAAAATATTCTTTTGTTGTTTTTCCTTGTTGCCATAAGCCCATGTGGTAGTGAATTGCTTTTGCTTTGCGACTTATTGAATCAATATTGTTCATATAGCCACCTTTAGTCACATCGCCATAAACAGGATCGACAATAGCAAGATCGAAATAGTTATCAGGATATTGCTTCATGCCGATCATACAGTCCATGTTGTAAACAATAGTACTCAAAAAAGACTCCTTTGAATTGTGCAATTATTTATCATTTTGTTTTTCGCTTCTTCGTAAAATGTTTTATCAAGTTCAAACCCATATGATGACCTGTTAAGTTCCATACAGGCTCTTAACGTACTGCCACTTCCGCAACATGGATCGATCACAACATCATACTCATCTGTAAATATTTCGATCAGTTGTTTTAATAGCCCAACGGGTTTCTGTGTTGGGTGAATTTTGGGAATATCTTTCCCATCTCTTTCCCATTTGAACCAATTAAATATCATTCTTCCGTTGTTGTTGAATTTTGGCAGTTTATCCCTATACAAAACTAACGCAGTTTCTGTTGCACCGACAATTTTCATGTTTGCTTTTAACACCTGCGGAGAATAATTTTTGATAAAGAACAACGGATATGAATGAGCGAATCCATACTTTGCCCCATATTCTGCCAACATATCCAATTGGTTATATGCACAAAACACGATCATCGCAGGTGATTTTCCGCTTTCCTTCGGTTCTTTTACTAGCATCTTTGAACAAAAGTGCATATATTCAGGTATTTTGAAATATCCATCGGTATTGAAAAATGTGCTTCCGGCAAATTTGCTTTCGCCATTTGAATTGTCGCCATTCACATACCATTGAGGATTACTGCCATAGGCATTTACACCCAAGTTATAAGGAATATCAGCAATCACCAACTGTGCTTTTGGAATTCCGTATTTTTTGTAATTTTGGAAATTGTCTCTATATATCTCTGTTTTTATTTCTCTTTCCCTATCTCCCATCAAAGAAATCTCTCCGTTTCTCTTCTCAAATAAGCCCACATCCCTCGTCCAGAGTACCCATACTTCATACCCACCTGGGTGTAGGTCATGCCCCTAACAAACTTATCCGTCAGCATGACCCACAACTCCATAGGTATTTTCTTTTTGGCTCTCTCTACGTTGACCAAAGCCGTCTCGTATCTTCTTAACTCAGCTTCCTTCTCGTTGTATTTATCTTCCTGTTTGAGCCAATTTAAGGCTTTTACAGAGGGATTTCCCTTTACCATGATTGAGTCATAACTAACCCCTCTAACACCGCACAGATCGTAAAGAATGACCTCTAATTCGTCTTTAGCCTTTTGGTATCTAAGGATATTCTCGTTGTAGTTACTTAGATCGTTTGTGAAGGTTTTGTAGTCCATCTCTGTTTCACCTCAACGTAGTAATGAGTCTTGCTTTTCTTCCGTCTCCCAACTGGTTTAAGTCGCATCATGACATCGCAATCATTTACCTCTTTGGCGGTGCAATTCACTCCCATATCGTATAAGTCAGGGAGATAAGGGAACGGATCGAACATGCAGACGGTCTGATCGTATCTGCGATACACCAACATCAATTTAAGATACTCAAGTCCTGTCGGATCTTTCTCTTGTACAATGGGTTTCTTGGGAGGTTTCTTTCTGCATTTCTCACCTACTTTATAGACTTTGTATTTCTTTTTCAGCCAATAATCAGAACTCGATCCTGCTACATTAGGTCTGCCGGCATTCTGTATTGTGACAGGAGAACAGTCAATCAGCCCAGCTAAGTCAAAAGCTGTTCCTCTGCCGACTTCCTTTCCGCTCTTATCGACTAATTTATAGATGTTAATGAAGCCTTTCACTTAACCACCCTTTTACTTTCTCTATCAACTCTTTGCTGAATATTTCCTCAATGGTAACCTTCATGATATAAGCAATCATCGTGATAGCCATTAAGACCATAATCACGGCTAAACACCCCATCAGAAATTCAAACGCTACCTTAAATACCTTCATCCATTCGCCCCCTTAACCTCACTAGCTTGTAATCGATCTCCTTCTGCAACTCCTTGTCCGTTATAGAGTGCATCAGTTTCAACTGTTCCAACATCACATAGACATCTGCCATCTCGTCTCTTATCAAGTTTCTTGCGTTCAGCTGGTCTGTCGGTTTCACGGCTCTTAACCATTTGGAGATGGCTTGGATCAACTCACCACATTCCTCTTGTGCTACTGAATGTTGATTAAACTCACCATAGTAATCGATAGCATTTTTGAGGATTTCATTTCGTGTATCGTTTGTCATACTCGATCCACCTCTTCTTTAGATTTTTCAGCATGTCTATCTGATGCGACAGCTTTAATGTTTCATCTCGGTCATCGTCATCGAATAGCTGATACTCAAGTTCGTTCTCCATTGTATTGATTAACTGATCGATGAAACTGAACGGCACGCAAGGTTCAATCATTTCTCAATCTCCCACCAAACGTATGACGGATTCCTAATCGCTTGGCATATCTTTTTACTGTCGCAACACCCACTCCCACATTCCTGGCAATCCTCTCAAAGGACTTGTCGGTGTATATCTCTTTCATGAGCTTCTCTTTCTGCTCTTTAGACAATACCAACATCGTTGAACATCCCTTCTAATTGATCCATAGGATTCCCCATCATTTCATCGAAAGCATACTTGCTTTCAAGCTGCCGGATGTATCTGTCTATATCCTGTCGAGTAGCTTGGTACTCCCCACCATCGACCATCTTTAAATTCTTCTGATATTCATTGATATCGTTCTTCTGTTGGAGATAGTGAAGAGCAACGGCATCCTCACTTTCCCACAGGCTCTTGGTTTTTACTTTCTTCTTGAACATCATTGCTCCTTTCAATGGCACACATTTCGACCATCTGCCTTATCTCAATAAACTTGTCTACCCATACATCTACGTTCTCCCCAGGCCAGACATATCTATCTGTTATAGCTATTGCGAGTAGGTCTCTTTGGTTAGTTGTAAGCATCCGCATCTCCTTCTCAAATTAGTCTTTGACCGCAATGCGGACAATAAGGTTCATGATGATATCTTTCATCATAATCGTCATCAAGGACGAAGCCACATCTAGGACAGATAGCCGTATCAAGCACAGGATAGCCGTCAGCATAT